TCCCACCTAGCTTGTGCTTCAGACCAGTCTATGTCGCAGCGTCTCATGCTTGTTCCAGTTCGATAAAGAAAGTTGTTTTAATTAGATCAATCCGCTCAGCTACTGACATCGACTCAAACTCGCAGGCGTCCATCGTTCCGAGAGGATCAACGTAGTCCATCCACAAACTGTATGACGTTGCAATCTGCTCAATGGTCGGTTTGTTCATTTTGTCCTCGGTTGTTGTTGTTGACCGTGAAGCAATCTTAAAGTACAGTTCATCTCGTTGTCAACGCGAATGTTCCATTATTTACAACTTTTACAATTTCGAGGGGTTATGACAGTCGAGCAAGCAATCAACCTAGCTGCCGCGCTGGTGGGGTCAAAAGGCAAGCTGTGCCAGGAGCTAAAGATCAGCAGGCAGGCGATGAACGTCTGGAAGAAGAAAGGCGTGCCACTCAGGCGAGCACTGGAAATCCAGCTACTGACCAACGGTGCGGTAATGCTAGGCGATCTCTGTCCGCAATACTCCGATGTCAAGATCGTGCAGGTTGAGCATGTCACTGAACGCTAGATCAGCAGCGCACCTTCGTGATCTCGGCTATCTAGTTGCGACAGTCGAGCACTACAACGCTTTTACGAAGCGCAAGCATGACTTGTTCGGCTGCATCGACCTGCTGGCAATCGGCAACAACGAAACGGTGGCTGTCCAGGTAACGAGCAAAGGTCATCTGTCAGATCGCAAACACAAGATAGAGGAAGCAGAAGCCTACCCTGAGATGTTGCGTTCAGGCTGGCGGATCGTGCTGCATGGATGGTTCAAAGAAAACAACCGCTGGAAACTAAAAGAGGTTGAACTATGAGCAGAGTTGTTAGTTGGTTTTCCTGCGGGGCAGCGTCTGCTGTAGCGACTAAATTATCGTCGCCAGATGTCATTGCCTACTGTGACACTGGAAGCGAAGACATCGACAACGAGCGATTTATGCTCGACTGCGAAAAATGGTTTGATCAGACGGTGACTAGACTACAAAACAAGAAATTCAAAGACACTTGGGAGCTATGGGAGAAGCGCAAGTTTCTAAGCGGAATGGATGGCGCACCATGCACCAGCGAATTGAAGATTGAACCGAGGCTAGAGTTCCAGCAAGCCGATGATGTCCATGTTTTTGGATATACCGCAGACGCCAATGATGTCAGGAGAGCCGAAGCATTACGGGAGAACTGGCCCGATCTGAACATATCGACACCACTTATCGACAAAGGTCTGACGAAAGCGGCGTGTCTTGCAATGATTTTGACTGCTGGGATTAAGCCTCCGCGCGTCTATGCGATGGGGTTCCCAAACGCAAACTGTATCCCATGCGTAAAAGCAACAAGCCCATCTTACTGGTCGCTTGTCCGTAAAGAATTCCCTGTTCAATTTCATCGAATGGCAGAACTATCACGAAGGCTAAACGCAAGACTGACAAGAATTGATGATGAACGGATCTTTATCGACGAGATCCCAGCAAATCATCCAGTTACAGAACCGATTGCGCCAGAGTGCGACTTTCTGTGTCATCTTGCAGAACAAGACATGAGGTAAACATGATCTTCACCCTAGCGCACGACACTGCCCGTCAGAGGGCCGTAGAAGCCGTCAAAAACGCTCGGCAGGGCTGGGTGGTACGAATAGAGCCGCCAAACAGAACAAGCGCTCAGAACTCGTTCTATTGGGCTACGTTAGCAGCGATCAGCGAGCAGATCCGTCCGCAGGGTCAGACGCACGACCCTGATGTCTGGCATGCCTACTTCAAGACGCGCTTTCTTCCAGGCCGAATGATTGAGCTACCCAACGGTCAGGTGATGGAAGCTGAAGCGACTACAACCGGACTGACAAAGGCGCAGTTCTCAGACTATGTTGAGCAGGTGCTGGCATGGGCGACGAATCACGGTCTACAGATGACGGACGAGATGTCTGTTTTGCGTGCGGCAAACGACACGACAACGCACGACTCGTCACTCTCCCTGATGGCTCCGTAGTTGGCTTGCAGAGTCGAGAGTACACACTCTACTGCGAGGCTCAAACTGTTCTGTCGTGGACAAAGCCTAAACGAACGGAGTACATGGAGCGTGTAGAGAAGGCCAGAGGCGCAGCAGGACGGGAAGCGTTAGCAAAGGAAATATGGAGGCAGCATGAGTCACAGAGAGCAAATCGAGTGGGTAGCAAGTCTAAAGGATAGGTTTCCTGACCGGTTTACAAAGGTCAGGGTGTTAGAGGTTGGGTCGCTCAACATCAACGGCACGATCCGTGATTTCTTCGTTGATAGTCAGCACACCGGGATTGATGTTGGTGCTGGGCCTTGTGTTGATGTCGTTTGTTCTGGACACGAGTTTGACGGTGAGCAGTTCAACGTCACCTGTTCTTGCGAGTGTTTTGAACACAACCCGTATTGGAAGCAGACCTTCTTGAATATGTGGAGGCTGACAACTAGAGGCGGTCTTGTGTTCTTCTCCTGCGCCACCACTGGCAGACCTGAACATGGAACAACTCGCACAACACCGTCTGACTCACCGTTAACGATAACGAAGGGCTGGGACTACTACCGCAATCTGACGGCAGAAGACTTCCAGGCATTCGACCTAGATCTTATGTTTTCTGACTGGCAGTTCTCTGGAAGTTCCACCCATCCAGACCTGTACTTCTGGGGCATTAAGCATGGTCAGAGATAAGGCATGGCTCAAAGCAGTAGCCAGTCTCGACTGCCAGCGGTGCGGTATATCTGGACAAACTCAGGCTGCTCATGCCAACTGGGGTGCATACGGGAAGGGGCTGGGCATGAAAGCGCATGATTGTTTTGTTGCTGCGCTCTGCCAGACCTGCCATTTTTCGATTGACCAGGGGGCGAAGATGTCAGGCGATGAAAGACGGGAAGCCTGGGAAGATGCATTCAGGAGGACGTTGGTTGCTCTGTGTGAAAGTGGTAAGTTGAAAGTTAAATCTTAAAGGAGATTGACATGAAAGCTGTTATTGCTGCTGTTCTGATGGCTGTTTCTTATGCTGCATACGCTGCTTGTTCTACACATTCGTACACCTACAACGGTAGGTTCGTGACCTGCACGACCTGTTGTTACGGTGGGAATTGCACGACAAATTGCTATTAGGGTTTGCCCTAGTACACAGAGGCTATTGCTTGCGGTAGCCTCTCGTTGTAGACTGTTCTTGCGCCGTGAGAAGCGCATAGCAGGTCAGTAAGTCAGTCTTCATCGGGCTGGTCTATCTGACCGTTTCTAACCCGTCCTGGGTGCGACCTGCCGGAATTCTCACCGGATAGGCCAGCACCGATGGAGATTGCGTTGTGCATTCGTTTCAGTTCCATCTAGGCGATTACTACTCGCACACAAGTCACCTGTCGCTGACAGAAGACCTTGCGTATCGCCGAATCATCGACTTTTATTACCTCCACGAAACGGCTCCGACTGGCAGGCCGGATCAGATTGCTCGTCTGATTCGTATGCCAAAAGAAGTCGCTGCTGTTGAACAAGTCCTGAACGAATTTTTCTGTCAGGAAGTGTCAGATTCTGGGGATAACCCGTTGGTCGTCTGGAGGCACAAGAGATGCGATACGGAAATCGAGAAATATCAATCGTTTAAGGAGTCTGGCAAGCGTGGGGCCGCTATGCGGTGGGCAAAGGGTGGCGATGGGGAGGCTATAGGGGGGCTATCGGGAGGGTATGAAAACCCTAATAGCAACCATAAACCAATAACCATTAACCATAAACCAATAAAAGAAAGAGCAGCGCGTGGGACGCGCCTGCCTACAGATTTTGAGATGCCGACAGAGTGGGCTGAGTTTTGTTTTCACACTCGTCCAGACCTGAAGCCTACGGAAGTGTTCGCAGGGTTCCGCGATTACTGGATCGCCCAACCTGGGCAGAAGGGAGTTAAAACAGACTGGGACGCTACCTGGCGCAACTGGGTGCGGAATCAGAAAACTGTTAACGCTCAAACAAACGCATGGCTTGAACGCAAGGAGCGTGGCGACGCAGCATTGCGCGTCATGACAGGCCAGCAGCGCAGCATCAATGGCGACTACATCGACGTAATCGAGGACAAAGATGATCCCTTCCGACTTTCCTTTGGCGGCAAGACTGTTTGAACGTCTGACGATCATTTACGGATCGCAGAAGGTTAAATCCATGTACGACCACGACGACAACGCAATCATGCCAGCGATGGAAGCGTGGAACCTTATGTTGCAAGCACAAAAACCGGAGGTTGTCCGCAAGGTTCTGGATGCTCTCGTGCGAACCCCGCGAGAATGGCCTCCAAACCTTTCAGAGTTCACAGGCTTGTGCCGAGACTTCGACCGAGTAGAGCATCGAACCTACGACGCACTTCCAGCCCCGAAGGTGCAGACGGATGTCGGGCGGTCTGCGCTGGCTGCGATAAAAGCAAAACTAAGGGTTTCCCCCAATACACAATGAGGATGGGTTGTATGAGTATGTGTCCTGTGTGCAATTCATGGCACAGCAAAGTAAAAGAGAGCAGAAAAGATACCCGGTACGGATGGAAATGGAGGCTACGAGATTGCCAGGAGTGTGGACACAGATGGGCGACGTACGAAGTGCCTACAGGCTCGCTAAACGTGGAAGGTGGCGATCCCAGCGGCAAGCTGGAGAGGTAGTGGCTGTCGTTGATTCGCTGATCTCAGACTGCGAGCAGATGTGCCAGGAGATCATCAGCCAGCACAGGCTGGCCGGACGGAAGAAACAGCGTATCCGCGCTCAAGTCAGAGAAATGTGCAAACGGTTATCGTT